GTCGGCGTGGGGCTAAAAAAACGGTCCCCTTTGGCTAGGTTACACGCACGGCATATAGCCGCACAGTTTAATGGGTCGAACATATCGCCGCCTTTAGAGCGTGGCCATATGTGGTCCACCTCTTTAGCCTCACCACCACACGCGTAACATATCCTGCCGTCACGATCAAGCACCATCAATCGTAGCTTCTTCCATTGACTACTACCCATAGCTCGTTGATGCTTGGCCTTTTTATTAACCATTAGTGCCAGCCTTTAAGCCTGTAATGATCTAGGGCCTTACACATGGAACCATATCTTGTTAGGTTATATTTAATACCCCAATCGACCTGTTTAAACCCATCAGCTGTAGCCAGGTACTTAGACCTACCTTGTGGTATTCCATAGTGTGAACCGTTACGTGCAGCAGGGTTCCATCTACTTTCTTTGTAATATAACTCATCTATACAATAGAACTCATCTAAATCATTTAACTGAATGAAAGCCCATTGACGATAATGATTTGTAGTATTAATAGTTGCGGAATCAGCTCTTTGAAGGCTTAACATTTGGCCTACAAATAGAGCGGTGGCTACTAGCGTGCACCTCGCGAGCTTTCCCTTTAGGGGCTCGCGTTTCCGCCTTGAGGGCGTATGCGATCTAGAGGGTAGCATGCCGATGCAAGTCCATCAGCATAACCGCAGGTCAGACGGCAAGTCGTGAGGCAATGGCATCAGCCATACTGTTGGTGCCTGGAAATAGATCATCTAATATATCTCCTTCTTGATAGTTAAGTAGGTCAAGTATCCACAGGTTGAAGGCAAGGGGTTTAGCCCCCACCAGGCCTTTACGCATAGCTCGTGCGCAACTGATCCAATCACGAACCATAGGCTTGCGTTTGTTATCTTTGCGCCCCCCCCCCAGCAAAACAGCTTCCCAGGCATACTGCACCGTGGTTGGTCTAATTTGATGGAAGGTCTTAGCCCACACACATATTCTTATATTGTCGTGCTTTATGATCCACGGTAAATCGGCAGGGTTACAACTAAGTGCCCATCCATCAGGATATTCAGCAATTAAACGGTCAATCAAATCCCAATGGGCTTGCTTTGTATCCCAGACTTCTGCCTCGGAGTGTAGTTTTCCATACAATTTCTTACCTTGTTTAAAGTAAGGAGGGTCAGCGTATGCAAATTTCATCGCACTCGATGCAACTTGAATCTATTTATAGCTGCGACCCCTACTTCACCTATTGCGTAAAGAGCTGTGTTAAATGTAATAGTTTTACGACTGCCATCGGCTCGATCAAACTTGTGATTATAGGCAATAGGCATAATGGCATCTGCGTGGTTCCATAGGTTAAACCACCATCTACCGTTAGTGAAGGGCACAAGGGCCACACCGTTGGCGTGTGATAGGAACCTATCTACCCAGGGCGTTGGCTTTGAGTACGGTGGGTTCATCCAAACTAGGCCAAACCAATCATGAGCTAGTCCATCATCCTTAATAGTGTATTTGGTTTTGGCTGGTACTACGCCACCAATTATGGGCGAGCAAGGGTCTAAATCAAACTCTAGGCCCAGGCCATCAAATATCCATTGCGATGTGTAATAATCGTCTCCGCCTGAATTGCGTCTACCTGTTGGCATCATTTCTCCTTGATTAGTGTGCAAGTGTGACAGGCCACGGTAAGGAACATCCAACTGCCACACTTATCACATCGGATTATGTCCGAGTCAGGTATAGTAAGCGCTTCGGCTATATTTTTAACGCCGACACACCCACAATCCATGCATTGATACGCTTTAAATCCGTCTGCCGTACTAAGCTGATCAAGCCACAGGAATTCAGTATCACGCTTGCAGCCATTACACTTGAATCGTGTATGTGTCATGGTAATATCCCTATTGCCTGCAATGGCAAACCGCACAAACTAAGAATATACCTTCATGCACAAGCCTATCGTCGTTACAGCTAATGCATCGGTCTTTAGATGGTGTCAGGGTTTCTTTATCGTTTTCAAGCCGTAATGTGAACCCTGAACCGTCTAATATCTCAACATATCCCACTATTCCCCTCCTTTCCCTGGTTCTGTATCATCGGGCCAATACCACGTTCCCGCTGCGGTTAATTTGGCCCATTTTGCATCGCATTGATCTGGCTTAGCTGCACTACATACATAGCCCGCGTAGGGTTTATTAGTTCCCTTTGCGATTCCTTCTTTCTTTACCATATTGCCGTGCCGACAAGTAAAGCCAATACTAACCACTTCGCCAATTTGAGTAATGCTTTCGCCAACAGACCACTCAATAGGTACAGGCTCATTAGCAATATCTTTAGATTGTGTGTTAACAATATGAAGCGCATGCTCCATTGCAGCCGATTTAGATCCTGGTCGGCCATACTTAGGTTTAAATGCTTCTGATTCCTTAGCATTTACTGATGCCATTTCCTCTCGACTTGGGCGTTTGCCTTTAGCTGAGAGACCCGAGTTGCTAATTGCCCTACCAATTGCGCTTGTTTCGCAGTTAGGTAAAGCAAAATTCGCATTAACCCCTCTATCACTAACAGTCTCACTCGCAAGCCCAGTAGCACACGGCTTGAGATCTGCTTCTGTTTTGAATAGCCTACAAACAACAATGAATCTAACGTTTGTGGCCTCGATAATTTCTGTTTCCACTCTTCCATCTGGATATAACCCCCACCATTTATGTAGTCGTTCATCAACTGTCTCGTACTGACTTAGATCAAATGCCATTATTCTCCAACCCTCCATTCAAACTCTCCGTCTTTCTCGGCTTCAATGCATAGCTGGTAGATTGCCATGTATGCACAGATGTCCACGATACTGTCCTCGTGTCCAGGACTTTCAGCCAACCTGGATATTTTCTGTAGAACGTTAATAATCGGTATGTCGTGAGGCATGATTGGAAAGTCAATGTATGCACTGACCGACTTCGCGATACGCTCCATGTTGTAGATTGCGTGTCCATAGACAACTCCTCGTTCATGGACAAGTGTCGTGGCATTATTAAATAGCTTCTCAGTTGTTGTCGGCATGGATTTTGTTTTCTATCATTCTGCGGTGCATATCCCAGCCGTCTTTACGGCCACGCCAGTAAGCAATAGTTTTGGCATTTTCATGCATGCCACAAGCAACAATGATGGTAACCATTACAGCCACCCACATTAAGCCAGCTTCTTTTAGGCTCATGCGCTGACCAGAGTTTTGCGTAAATAACAAGGACTAGCATAATTAGTTAACATAACCCAATCGCCAGTGCCCTCATCGCTATGAATGGCGTAGTTCTTACCTAGCGTACTAATAAAAGCCTCTGCTAATTTTAAAGCAGCGTAATTGTCAAACCAGTATGCGTAGTGCCAGCTAAATAATGGCATGGGATCAAAACGGTCTGCTTGCTTTTCCCAGTCGTGATTCATCCATTGCATAGCGTTAAGCCACAACCGTTCAAAATCAGCTGCAGTTAGTTTCATTTCTATCTTCATCGTAGCCCTGCTTTCTGCGCCAGTATTTCTGGCACGAGAGAAGTATGGCATTTGTGTACGACTTTGTGGATAGTTTTGGAGAGTATTTGTATAACGATTAGGTAACGATTTACCTGTAATGCCTGCCCAGAGCTGTAAATGAGCCATCCTTAGGATCAATAGGCACCAACGTAGGTGTTAGCGTCTTTCCTTCGGCTTCTAGTATAGCAAACCCATTCTGCCAATTCGCGCTGTTATAGCGAATATAGCCCGCTTTCTTTCGATCCATAAGGTTTCCTACCTCTACCCCATATAAGGCCCTGTAGTGGCCGTTTATGCCCTCTGAGTAGGCACTCATGCCCAGCCTGTGCGAATGTCCTGCCAAAACGGACTTACCAAATTTCTTAGCCAGGTTAAGAGCTGTAATACCTGCGTGCTGGCTCATATTGCCTTCATCTCCGTGGCAAAGTACCCAGTCGGGGTAAAACTCATAAGCCTTGCGATGGTAGGTCATACCCATTTCAGCGAATCCCATAAAGGCGGGGTATTGGAGTTCGGGTAAGTTGATTAAGCCAGGAACCTTTAAAAGAGTGCTGTATAAGCGATCAGTATGATTAGAACGGATAATGTGCATTTCTGGACTGTACTCACCGATATCCCAGAGTATCTGCTTACATAGCTCACGGTCAGCGTGTAGATCCTCGCTATAAGCCAGAGGTGTGCCTTCACTCCATTTGCTAATCGATTGAAAGTCAATCTCATCACCAACCACCAATACAGAGTCAAACTTCTCTCGCTTCGCTAGCTTGATTACGTTTTTGACCGCAGAGTCCAATTGATAAGGGACCTGAAGGTCTGATATTACTAACCAACGCTTAATCGTCATCCGTTTCTGTAGGATCTAATACTGGAATGATTGCATCGGGTTTGTCATTAGCAATCCAGTCAGGTAGCGAATTAGGCTCTTGCATAAAGAACCAGGCAATCTCGTTACTGAATCCAGCCTTCTTTGCAGCCTTGTATATCTCATGTTTTGTAATCATAAAGACATCAAGTTTAGATAAAGGGTCGGGTGACTTGCGCACCACTCGCCTATTGACCTTCTTGCGCTTACGCGTGGTAGCCATAATAAAATTATCGCTTACTAATTAGAATAAATAGATCATCAACACGCTGTTCTAGCCGAGTTAATTGATCCTTCATGCTGGCGCCTCCGTTGGGCCTCAGTTCGTTTAGCCAGCCCTTAACTAAGAAACGTAACCCGATCAGCACGCCTGTTAGCACGGCGATAGCGCCAGCCCCAAAGGATGCCCATTCCGCAGGACTCATTTTTTAGGAGTGGCATAACCAAATACACCAGCTAATACAGCCCATAGAATGGAACGGTAATCGGCTGCGAAGTTAGATGCTGCCCAGGCTGACAGGAATGCGCCTAACGTTAGTACGTATGGATTCTTTATATTCATATTTTGCCTCCTAGTAGTGGTATATCGAACGCTTTGCCATCTTTGTCGCCAGCCGTTGTAAAGCTGACGTGGATGTGTTTTGTGTGTTTGTTAAATCCTGAATAATTACGCCACTTATAGTTAAGTATTCTGCTAGCAATCATGCCGTTATGTATTACGTAAGATATGCGCTTATCGGTTTTCGCACAGATTCTGATTTGGTCAGCCAGATAAACCGAGAGCCCTTCGGATGAATCCAGCCTAGAATCAATATCAATGGCTCGCACGCATCCAGTCTGGTCTGGATTATGATCCGATTTTCTGGCGGAATGACGAGCATCACCAACCCACCCATCACTGGTAGTGCGCCTATCTGGATACCAGGTAGTAACGGCATCCCTAAGCTCTACACCTGCTGCACATAACCAAGGTTTCATTAGCCAATAATCAATTTAAGTTCATCGGCAGTTAAACCGATACGATCAAGAATTGCTTGGCGTTGTTTATCTTTTGTTTTTGCCTCATCAGTTTCTAAGGTTTTAATGCGTTTAATTTCAGCATCAATTTCTTTTTGAGTGGGTGCATCACCATCTAAAATATCCCATTTAATTGTTGAATAATCATTCTCCGTATAAGAAAATTCAGAATTTGGTCTTAAATTTAAAATTGCTAAAGTTAAGTAAATTTCTTCCATTATGCACCTATTTCTAATAGAGTAATTGTAGAATATCCAGCACCATTACAAGTCACAGATGTTCCAGTCGTTTTTGCTGCTTGTGTTTTGTAGGTAGTTGATGATGTTGTTGATGGACTGTCTAAATAATTCATTGAGTAGGTAAAATTGTTATTTAGACCACTTGTTGTTACTGCACCAGCAATATATTGAATTGTATCATTATCATTTGTTAAAATACTCGTTGAGTTTCTTAATAAATCTAAACTACCATTCCAATATATTCCACCAGTTGAATTATAAGTTTTATAATGTTGTGTAATTAAAATTAAAACTTTACTTGTGGTGGCTGTTGGTGTAATGCTCGCACTTAATCCAGTATCAGTTAAAGTGCTTGATGAAATTGATGTATTAACTTTACTGCTTCCATAAACAACCTGCAATACTTTTCCACCGCCAGCAGGTGCAGCCCATGTTGGCACACCGCCCGCAACTGTCAAAACATTTCCAGTTGAACCAATTCCCAAACGAGCAGGTGTTGAACCACTTGATGAATAAATTGTGTCGCCTGTTGTAGTCATTGGGTTGACCATTCCAGCGCTTTGACTTATATCAAAGAAAATAGCGGCACTTGATGAAGTGAAATAAAGTTGTCCACCTTCATATTGACCAAGAGCTAAAGAACCGTGAGTTGTTACTGTTGCTGTACCAGCCGTAACAGTTGTTGTTCCTGCACCCCAGTTTTGAATAAAGACTGAATCACCAGCCGAAAATAAACCTGTATTTACCGTAATGGTTGTAGAACCCGCCGCGTTCATTGCGACGACCGTTCCCGCATCTGCTGCTACCAAAACATAACTTGTTGTTTTAGCGGTGGCAGCACCACCACCCATTGCAGTTTGCTGCAAACTTGTCATTTGGGCAGCTGTTAATACCTGCCCTGTGGTAAAGGTCTGTTTTGCCATTATTCTCCTTAGTAACTAAGCACATTATAGTCTAACGTGCCGTAGATGTTGTTGTTCAAAATTAGAGAGTCAAGGACAGGCTCTAATGTAGTGAATACAGTTTTCCAGCTGTTCGGGCTAATATTCATGCCCACACCGAAAATCTGTAAAGTTTTGTTCAGGGTAGATCCGCCTGGCTGAGTAGTAATTACTGTAATTGGATCAAAAAAGTCCAGGTTTAAAGCTGCAAGTATGCCAGTGTTATAGTCTGAGGTGTATAGGTCTAGTTCAACGGCATCACATCGTATGCTGGTCTCAGCTCTAGAAGCCACATAAGCCTGGGCATAGTCCAAGGCGACAGCATCGGTCTGCATCAATAGGTTATTTAAGAAGTAAGAATGGACAAAGTATTTAGTAATAGAAGCTGCATTGGTCGCTACCTGAGCAGTGCCGCCAGTCCTAGTAACAGTGGCTGAATTGAATACCAAAGTATCGTCTAACTTCCATACGGCATTAGCATATTTGATGCCTGTACCGTCATCTGCAAACACTGTTGCTGTGCCACCTATTGATGAAGCGGTCACAGATCTATCTTGGAAAACAAAATTACCACTAGCATCAACATAGACAGCCCCATACTCACTATCTGCCACTGTCTGTAGTGCGGCTAAAGAAGTTCTTGTAGTGCCAGGATCTGCCTGCATAGTAGTTAAACCTGCGTCTATATCGCGTGCAGATAATGGCCATGAAATCTGATCTAATATTTGGTTAATTCTTGTGCCTGATAGGTCGCCAGCAGTAGCACCTGTAACTGTTGAGATTTGAGCATTTTGAGCCAAGCGAAAAGCATCGACAGCTTGAATTGTAGTATATGCAACTTCGGTGGCATCTTTAGGCTGGGTATTTACATACGATGTAATAAAACCAGAAAATATTGGATAAGTTACGCCAGCATAAGTTGCAGTTATTTGTACCTTTTTCATCGGTGTTAATAATTCAAAATATGGACTTGACGGATTCTGGGGATTAAAGTCGCCATTCTGATCAACAATTTTTAAACTCATAGTGCCAGTTTGAAATTGATCTGATAATGCAGTTCGGCCTCTATTTGTTTGAATCATATTAACGCGATCTGATACATCAACAATTACAGCTGTTGAGTCAGATAAAATGTTTGTGCCAAGTATGCCTTCTCCAAGTATGAGGGCCTGCGCAAAACTTGGGCCAGTGCTAAAGTTGATAACTGCATTAACTACAGGTATGGCCATTAGAATCCCTGTCCAGCAGGTACTGTGCTGAATCCATTTTTAGTAGCAATTTGTATTGTTTCTGCAATGGCTTGGCTTAATCTATCGCCGCCAGCTGTTGTATCAACAGTAATTTTAATTTCTTGTGGGGCAATTGATCCGCCACCAGGGGTAAAACCTAATGCCAAACCTAATCCCATAGCCTCTGTGCTTGTGCCAAAGTTAGGGTTATTTAATGAGGTATTGGCTAAATTGCCAATGTCTGGAAAACCACCTCTACCAGTAATTGTGCCGCCTGGCATTTGGCTTGGATCTACACCTAAACCTAATAGCACTTTTTGACCTGCAGTTAAAATTGCCTCAGCAGCACTAGTCATTGCCTTAGATAATTCATCAACAGCTTTAACGCCTTCTAGTTCGGCGTTTAACTTTTTAGCCAGAGCCTCGTTATTATCAAGTATTGCTAGTTGAGCCCTAATTCTTAGTTTAGTTTCTTCATCGGTTGCAGCGTTTAACGCGGCCATTAAGCCAATGCGTTCAACATCAAACTTATCTTTTAACTTGTCAATTTCTGACTTTGCCTTATTTGATGCTGTAATAATCTTATATTCTTCATTGCGCGCTTTAAATAACTTTGTGGTTATTGTGTAATCTTTGACTCGTGCAGTTGATGAACTACTGGTTCCTGAACCTTTGCCAATATCGTATGCAATTAAACCTGCTGCACCAACAATTAACTGTTTTTTACCTAATGTAAGTAGGGCGGCAATACCCAATAAAAACTTGCCCACATCGGTATCAATAACTTTTTTAATTTCTCCTATTAACTGCCCCATACCAGTTGCAGTATTGGCAATGGCCGTAGCAAAACTATTCATTGAATTAGTTGCCTGATCTATTGAGTTATCTTTGCCAATGGCAGTTAGGGCATCAATTAAACCTTTACCAATAATCTCTGTGGCATTAGCTGCTGATACTTTTAATAAATCCATTTTGCCTGCGTAAGTGGTTAATCTAGCTTGTGCTTGGCCAGCAAACTTCTTATCTAGTGCGGCCATGATCTTATTCATATCTCCACTGGCAATGGTGGTCTTATCTAAACCTGTGCCTAACCTGGCCAATGCTGTGGTAGTACCTGATGCGCCTTTAGCAATGGCAGCAACCACGCTTTCCAAGTCTTTGCCTGTGCCAGCACTTACGTTTAATGCAGTTTCTAATGCCTGTTGGCTTAGGGTTACTGACCCAGTGGCATTAAGCAAAGTCTGGAAAGCTGGGCGAAGTTGATCGTCTAGCACCCCATATAAAGATTGTAGTTCGGCAATGTATGCCTCTACTTCATTTACCCTAAATGCGTTGCCAGTGTTTTCTAATTGTACTGCCAGAGACTTGGCTGCCTTTTCATCGGCTGCAAATGCGTTGATGGCCTTTTTGCTAAATGCCACTATTGCGGTGGTAGCAAATACCCTGCTAAATGTTTTACCTAACTGCTGAGCTTGTTTATCGAATGCCGATAGATCCTTCTGGCCTTTTTTAAGTGCCTTACCATTAAAGGTAGCAATAGCGGAGACGACTACGTTGGCCATTATGCTGCCTTCTTAATCTCTGTTTTTTTATTAAAGTCAATAGCTGTAGCGTTGATCGCTTTTAATATTGCTTCATAAACTTTAGGACTATCCTGGGCCCAGGCTTTATAGATTAAACGACCCTTAGTTTTACGACCACCGCTTCTAATATCTTTAATTTTAGGCTGTGAAGTAACTGGCTCTAAAGCAGCTACAAACTGCTGGCTGGCAAATGGGTTATTAGATTTATATTCCTCAAATGCTTTGCTTCGAGCAGATCTTTTAGTATATGTACCACTAGCACCTTTAGATGGTGTCATCTGGAATGGGGCTCTACCTTGTGGGTTTAAACGGCCAGCTACCTCATAGATTGCGCCAGGTCGGCTTGCGTTGTAAACGTAATTGCTTACTTTAAATCCGTTTTTAAATGTTTTATTTTCTCCTGCATTGTAACCAATGCCCTGTCTAACCACATTTGCATCATATTTAGGAAATGGTTTGTATTTAAGATCGGGGGAAGATATGGGTTTAGTCCAGCCAGACAATACATCTGAGTTTTGCTTAACCATTGTTTTAGCTGTAAATGCTACGCCACGCATTAAAGGATCAATTGCATCCCTAATGCGCTGGCGCATATCTTCATCAATAAACTCTAAGCCTTTAAGGACATCTTTAATGCCTACGACCTCTACTGGCATTTTTAATCTCCTTTGCTCGATCCGTTAACACCTGGACTATTGTCGCCAGCATTTCTGAATCCATATCTATAAAAGCCTGTGGCGCAATTCCAGTTTCTACACTTAAAGCTGCGATAGTGTAAGTCAGCGAATTACGCGGTGTTATTTTTTTTCTTCGTCTAATACCTCTACAGTTTCAAGAGTATCTATAAACTCTGCGCCCCATATAGGTATCTGTGCACCAGCCCTGCGTAAACATTCATAAGCCAGCCAGAATATCTCTGTTTGACGTTCATGCTCGCGCAGGACTTTGCTAATTCCCGATCCATACTTTAACTCGAAAGCGTACTCAACACCTGGCGTGATCTTGTGTTCTGATACCTCGCCATTAGCCCTTGTTATCTTTAGCTTTGCCATTGTTACTCCTTAGTTAAAATGCCACCGATGTTGACACTGTTAGTGCGGAGTTTAGCGTAAAGGACAGACTTGATGTTGCTACCTCAGCCACGCCACCAGTTCCAATTGGAGTTAGGTTATTTACCAATACTGAGAATTGATAAGTTGGGTTGGTTGCTGATACGGCAGTACCTTTAACAGTAATTACTGATACTGCTAGGGTTTGACCGAAGGCTGCATTAAGTGTTGTCATAACTTGGCTTGCTGCCCAGTCGTTGATAAAGTCAATTGAAAATGACCCAGATTGCAGACCAGCCACAAATTTATGAGCCGAGTCACCCATCGCTGTTACTTCTAGCTCATCTACGATTTGATTAAGCACAGCGTTAGTTACGTATGCGCTGATGTCGATTGAAGGTACGGTAGGCGCAGCGGCAGTAGCCAATTTAACGCCTACATTGTTATTTAGATATATGGCCATTGTTATTCCTCGTCTTTCTTAGTTGGTTTTGGTGCATCTTTAATTTGACCGACCTTTATAAGGAAGGCAGTTAAGTCTTCTGTTGTACTCATTTTAACTCCAGCTCGTTAGGATTGACACGGTGATTTCTGCGGTTAATAAATCTCCACTAGCTGCATTAGTTATAGCTGGAGCGGAGACACTTGATATATTAAGCACCAAAGATGATGCTGCTAGTTTATTTACTACTGCCACAATAAAGGTTTCCATGCCTGCCAAGTTGCCTTGGTTGTCAAAGGCAGGTGCCGTAATTAAAACTTTAAAATTGGCTAAAGGTGCTAGGCCTACTTGCTCATTATTGCTAGGTACGATGTACGGATCTGAAGGTGTGATAACCACGCTATTTGCGAGCAAAGTAGCTGGAGGGTAAGAAAAGGTTGACCATACGCCCGCATTGGCCAGGTCTGTGGCTAATGTGCCACGAAGGGTGGTTATTGCTGCTGGCATTAGCCGACCAGCGATGCTGGACTTGAATACGGCTGGATGAGACCACGCACTCTGTTAATCAGCTGATAACCCATCCGATAAGGGCTCGCACTGATCCCATCCATACCGACCCCGCCTGTCTGACTCACTTGTCTTGCTTGCCAGATATCAACAGCTACGATCATCGCAGCCTCTCGTATGGCAGGGGTTGTCGCGTAAGATTGAGTCTTGTGGTCTGGGCCTGTAACTAGTCCGTAAGGTAATACTTTATGAAATACTTGATTAGCTGCTGTCTTTGCATATTGCACAAATGAATATCCGTTAGGGTAATTAACTTGGCCGTAGTTATACATAAATACTGGGATAAGGCTAGTAGTTCCAGATGTTGGCGGTATTGTGCCAGTAATTGTATATGTGCCGTTAAACGTAGCACCGCAACCACTTACCACTATTGATTGGGTTGCTGCAAATGCATTCGGGTTAGCAAGCATAAGTGTTGCCACGTTATCTTGTAATGCTGTGCCTACTACTGGGGCAGTATTGAACCATAAATATTGATTGATTAAATCTTCTGCTGTTTGACAAACTTCCTCAACTGTCGCATCGGAATAGAGAGAGCCAATTCCGAGGTTTGCCCTCAACTCGGCTGTAGTCACATAAGTGGCTGCCATCTCTACTCCTCTGCTAATAGCTCTCTGGGGCTAGGGCTACTAAACCCCAGAGATTACTTATTGGTTTTTAGGCCTTGTTGTATAGGTAAATACCCTTTGGCATTTTGGCAATTGTT